GGTATTGACCGTCCATCTGGCAATGGCACAAATGCCTCTGGTAATGCACCCTCCCCAAACATTGCTAACTGTGGAGAACGTGCAATACCACCAGCCGCATACTGGTTCATTCTTAGTGGTTGCATGTACTCTATAGCATAGCCTAATGATTTTTGAAATTCGTTTGGAGCAAATCGATTTATAATTGGCTCGTAGTTCATGTCATAGACACCGCCAGCCAGTTGTGCCATGTAGTTTTGTTGGTACTTCTCTTGGTTGAATCTCCGTTCAATGTATTGACGTTGTAATCGCGCTGCCCAACCGTATGCTTGATCTGGACTAATTCCGTATGCAGATTGCAAATAGCCTAAATTACGTCCAGTAAAAAATGTTTCTGCCTCCTGATCTAACAGATAACGGGAGAACTGCTCATCAGCAAAAAGATCAGGTTGCTGCTCTCGTAATTTTTTCAACGTTTCTTCTAGCGCGTATGGATTCATAGCGCCCTGCACATCGTCCATCATGGATGAATACTGAACACCAATATACTCGTTAATCAATTTATCAACGGTGTCACGGTATCCTGCATCCGAGCGATATCTACGTGATGTTTCACTATCAGGCATCCCTTTGAAATATCGATACATGAAATCCCATACATTGTCAAATTGCCCAGCCGTCACAGGATCATATATGCCACCATCCGCGAATGCCTTGATTGTGACTGGTATCGACCGTCCATCAGGTAGTGGGACATATGCCTCAGGTTTACTACCCTCACCAAACATTGCTAATTGTGGAGACCGTGCAATGCCGCCTCTCGCATAACGTTGGAGCGGCAATGCTCCATCTCCTGTCATAATGCCACCGTTAGCAAACCCTAGAAAACTAAACAATCCACCAAATAGTCCACCACCACCGCCACCAAACGCCGCCATAATGCCCTTGAGGATGGTAGCCTGAACAACCATTTCGATAAATTTCTGGAGCATTTGGTTTAGGATATTCATCACCACGTTATTGAGTACCTCGCCCAAACTCTGGGAGCCCTGAATTAAATTCATTATCCCCTGCGAAATGTTGGTACTGATGATGTTTGCAATATCAACCTGTAGCTGTCGCTCCATCTGAACCAACTCTAATTTCTGCTGTTGTGCCTGTGATGTTTGTAACACTAGCCCAGGGAGTTGTTGCAATTGTCCAATTTTCTCATTGTTTATTGTTAACTCTGACCTGAGACTCTCCAACGTCTGACCCTGATAATTACCTGACTCAATTTCTACCTGTAGTTTTTGATTGGCAGCTTCGAGCGTTTGTGACTCTAGCCTAGCTGCCTCCTCGGCTTTTAGATACCTATCAGCTGTAATCTGTCCATATTGTTGTTCTAGCTGGAACCGCCGCATTGCTAGGTCAAACTCCTGTTGCATCGTAGCTAATGCGCCAGTCTGCGGATTAGTTAGGTCACTAGGATAATTGAACCGTGATGAAAACTGCGATGTTTGCAAATTGGTCTGCGCCGTCTGTAGACCAACACCCATAATCTGTTGTGGATATGGTGTTAGTCCAGCAAAACTAATATCGCCGTATTGTCCAAACATGGATGGATTACGAAATGGTGCATATCCCGAAAACCCGCCATAACGGAGTTGGTCGAATGCGTTGGTCGAGAATAGACCAGTCTCCAGATTAGCTAGGTTAATTTGACTGGTTGCCTGGTTGAATGGAGTGAATCTACTACTGCCCTGCGCCAATGCAAATAATTGTTGTACCTGACTAACATCGCGTGCCGCTAACGATACGGGTACGCCATTGGTACTGTCCACCTGCCTATTGGGTGGCAATGAACGACGGTTGATACCGCCTAACATCCCATGCCGTGTACCAACCTGACTCCAGTTAACATTTTCAGCACTCGGAGATACAGTAATACCTGGTGCATTTCGTGGTAGGTATAACAGTGGATTCACTGCACCACGACTCTGTATCGTAACCTCACGACGAGTATTAGGACGTGATGTAGTCGGAGTAGTCGGAGTAGTCGGAGTGGTTGGTGTATAGCCCTGGTCAGCAATTCGTTGCGCTGCGTTACGCATATCATCAACGCGTTTCTGTTCTAACTCTCGTAGTTTTTGTTGATGTGATATTTCGAGGTCAGCAATTTTTTGTACATTCTCAGCATACCGATTTTGTATTTCTAACCGCTCTCGTTGGTATGTTAGAACAGCATCCTGATTCTCACGTTCAAACCGATTAGCCTCTGTTTGTATATCAAATTGTTGTTGCGTAATGTCACCCCTACGGAGTCGCATGTATAACTCCCTATCCTGTTGCGCCCTATCTCGACGCAGGATGGCATCAGCTAAACCCATCTCAGCATCCCGTTTTTGCCGTTGTAGGTCAGCCTCCATCTGCTGAATTTGTTTAAGTGTATCTATCCGCAATTTGGCAATATCTCGTTCATAACCCTCACGCAATTTACCAATCTCACGCTCGTATTGTGTTATCGCTCTAGCCAGTTTCTCAGACTCTTGTTGCCGTTTCTGCGCTGCTCGTTCTGCATCCTTTTCTGCGTTGTTTTTTTCTGTCTCTTGTTGTTGTTGTAATTGTGGAGCGGGTGGTAATTTTGAATCTAATTTTGGTTCGGGTGGTATAAATTTCAGATCTTCATTATATCGTTTTATAATATATTGATTTGCCGCCAATGTTCGCTGCGCATCCTCTCGACTCAATGTTGGGCTGCCAATACGCATACGTGACAATACATCAACACCGTCTATAACCCTATCTAAAACTGGTATCAGGCGTTCAGCTAGAGCAATCATTCGTGTTAGAAATAGTAAAATTTTATCACTGTTGTCTACAATCAGTCGTTGAAACGCCTCGTTTAATTTCTGCTGCTCTATGCGAAACTCTCGTACACGTTGCACAAAATCGTCATTGATGATGGCATTCTGATTATCAAACTCTTCACCAACTCGCTCTAGGACTGTCAGTAACCGAGCTGACTCAGCAGGAGAACCCATTACCGCTGCTATATAATTCACACGTTCTGAACCGCTGAGGCTGGATATGCCACGAGCAAATTCAATGGCTACATCCTGAATATTTCTAACATTACCAGCAGCATCTAGGGCATTGACTCCTAGGTTTTTTAGCACCTGCTGAAATTTATTAGTCTGTTCGCTCAACTGCCCGCCTGCTCGCAGCTCAGATGATAGGTCGGATAATTTCTCAGTTAACTCAGCAGTGAAATCACCATAGTCCCGTAGGTCTCCACCATATCGTTCAAACAATATTCGCACACGGTCAACTGATTCGGCAGACGTATCTAAAACGTTTGCTAGATTCTGCACCTCTAACGACGCATCAGCAATGTTGTTGAACATCTGAACAGCAGCGTCAGCAATAGCCTGAAATGTCTCGATTACTGTTTCTAATGCTACTAACGAAACGAAACTTTGTTTTAAATCATCAATGCTTTCACCAAATGATTTGAATTTTAATGTTGTGTCATCAACTGTTTTAGAATAACGCTCAAGTTCTTGTTGCGCCTGTCGATACTCCTTACTATTCTGATCCAAATTTTTCTGCAATGTTTTGAGGCTTCTTACATGGGCTTCGACGGCAGCATCAGTTGTATCAACCGTTTTACCTAGGATTTTGGATGCCTGCTCCATCGCTGCAATTTTGTCACGACTCCGTTGCGCCTCTGCGTTGAGTTGCGTCAACTCATCAAACTGTGCGTTTACCCGTAGATTTAGAGTGGTGTTTGCCACGTTCCGCTTGCTCCGCTAACTCTGACAAAATTGCTGACTCAATCCATTGCAATTCAGTTAGTAATTGTCGTTTATCCTCAACCTCATGCAATGTCGCTACTGCTATGATAGCACCATAGTCTAGCCCAATTAACCCAGCCATGGATGTACGCCACTGTGTCTGCACCTGACAGAAGAACAACCAGGTCTCTACATTCTCCATCCATAACTCATAGTCATCTTGCTCAGGTTGTGGCAGCTCTAACCCAGGTGCCAGTACTGCCACGTCCTGTGCTGAATCATCAACCGTCCGTGGCGCAACCCATCGACGAGCTGCGCCTTCTAGTTTTTTCGTTTAGCCGCCTGTCCATTATACGCCTCAAGAAACGCGTTTAGGATAGCGCCAGCAGCCATAGGCACCTCCAACAATTGGTCTAGCGCTGAGTCACTGAATGGCACTATGTCATCGCCATCCATGATAGTGCCGTCCTTCCAGCCAACTACAATCTCACGGACAATTTGATGTGCCGTGCGTTCATCCGATTGAATGTCCTCTGCCAATTTAGTTAGCTCAGACTGTGACAATCGTTTGAACTCTAGGTCACACGTTGATGTAACGTGTTTGCCTCCTGACTCAGGAGTAACAAACCGTACTGTCCATGTAAATGTATTGCTTTGTTTGATTTTGAACATAGTTATGCAAACGCAATTGTGATTTCGTCATTGCCAGCAGCAGATGGAGTTAGTACACCATTTATCGCTAACATCGTTGTCCCGTTATCATCCTCGTAGGTAGGACCATCGGTAATGTCAATTAACGACGATTGTATGATAATCCGTTGACCAGCCGCCGACCCATGCCTAAATGTTAGGTTGCCCAGAGTAGTGCCAAGGCACGCTGAAAAATAATCTTTCTGCGCAATAGTAGGAGCCTCGAACTGTACTGCTACAGTTGGACGACGATCTGCATACTGGACAAACGGACCCTGTGGCAGTCCAATTAATTCACGGTATTGGATGTCAACCGCCATGTCTAACGTTAGGCTACGCAATGGTGCAACATAATCGAAAAATCGAAACTCTCCAGAGTTGGCATGGTTTACTACCTGTGGAGTAATTTGATTATATGTTGGTGATAGCGGTGCAGTATCCGTAGGAGCGGTATACAATCCAGTCATAGTGAACTGAAATGTCGGGATTTCTCCAACCACAAAATTAGCGGTTACTGTACCACGACAACCCTTGATGATGTGCTGTATCCCATCCACATTAGCGTAGATGGTAGCTGACTCAAATCCCTGCCCGACTGGTGAGTAAACGTGATGTTCGTCTATCGAGTAGGTTGAACTAGAGGTTGGTGCAACAGGGAATGTGCCATGGATGGTCGCTACTTTGGTTGAACCAACATAGGATTTGATAATTGCAGTCTGTGTGCCAACACCAGCAGGGTTGTCATTGGTGAACCGAATCCGCATCCCACGATACGCATTATCAACAGCACTAGCAGTATTGGCTAGTGTAATGGTGGTACTACTACCTCCCGCCGCTGTGCCAGTATGCGCCGCTGCTAATGTGGTTACGTTAAACCCACAGGCACGGAGCAACGCATCTAGTCCTGGTGGTGGAGTCGCAATATTCGTGGAACCCCTACTCGCTGCCTCAACTGTTAGCGTAATTTGAACATTTTGGTTTGCTACCAGTGACTCGTAGTTACCGAGGTATGGACGGATTACAGTACGTTCAACAGTCGTCGCATTGAGTGGTGTTACTGATAGGTCGCTGACTAACAGCGCCTCGGTTGCAGTTGGTGTTGGGTCAGTCCCGTATTTTCCACCAGGTATGCTATAGGTTGATGTATTATCAGGAGGCGTTGCAAATGTCCCCTGAATTGTTGCTGTTTTGGTTGACCCAACATATGCAGCAATAATTTTAGTTTGCCCTGAACCAGTACCACCAGTAATTGTAATGGGCAGACCAGCATAGTAATTATCAATCGCGCTTTCGGCGCTGTCTAGGACTATCGTTGATGCTGTCCCCGACTGTGCTGTCCCCGTCTCCGGTGGTTCCACCTCCACCAATATGAGTCGTTTCCGTGTTAGTAATGCCATCGTTCTCCTCCGAGTTGTTTACAACAATTGCAGTATCGGTAATCAGATATGATCCACCATTTCCATTCATACGCCTAAATCTCCTAACGACGTGCGGTATCTAACACGGTAGAACAACATAGTTAGTCCCGTGGGTTGGTCTGTGTCGAGTACGTCAAACTCAACACTCTCTGGGATAATATCAAACGCCAGTCCGTTTAATGTTATATCCGCTAATAATTTTGCATGTACCGATTTAACAGTTGGATCTGCCAATTGGTCTGGTACTGCCCCGCGTGTTACAACTGCAATACGAGTGAGCAATGACCAGTTTAGATAGGGCAGAAATCCTTCTTGGTCGCACTCATCCTTCGTCCACTCCACAATAATTGCAGGTGACTCAGACCGTGCCAGAGCCTCAACACGAGAGCGATAGATACGAGTACTAACGCCAACCGTACCAACTAGGTTGGTCATTATGCGTGCTAATATCTGCTCCCGTTTGGTACTCATGTTTTGGTTAATGCTATTTCACAGAACAATCCATCATCAATCAATCGTGTGTCCCTAACTCGATATGCCACACCAGCAACGGTTAGCGTATCGTTATAAACGAGAGAACCAAATAGACTAGCTCTGCAGGTTAGGCGATAGTCAGTGGAAACCACTGCTATCCCGTTCTCCTCGATGATGCCAGGTTGGTCGAGGATGCCGAGCCCTGTTATCTGTCCAGAGACAACGGCATCCCCAAAATCATTTAGATACACATCAACATCATCAACAAATGCAGGCATTAATTATGCTCCGTACTTTTTGCTACCGAATCCAGTAGCCGCATAATGACCACCGAGGCTGGAGCCAACCGTAACCAGACGTAACCTGACATACCGTTTCAGGTTGTCGCAGTTACGTTGGAAAATGACGTTGATTGCAGTCTCTCCATGGGTGACGGTTAACGGACCGCCGCCCGCTGTAGAAATTGCAGCAAAATCACCATCGGTAGTGGTATCAGACTCGAGCAACGAAAAAGTACAGGTTTTTGCAGCATCGCCAGTGGCAGTACTAACAATCTGAAAAACAATGTCTCCCTCGTAATCGAGCAGGTCAATTTTCTCGCCATTTACAGTAGTCGCGTTTGGCTGGTTAGCAGGTGCTAACGGAGCAACCGTAGCAGTGCCAAAACGGCTAACTCTAGTTCCTAGATTCGTAATTGCCATGGTTCCTCCTATACAGCTAGGTCAATAATACGGCTGAATGACTCAGGGCGACGGATGCCACAATCAAACGTTTGCATAATGCGTAGGTCGATGCTACCCGCTGCATACCCAGTACCATAGGGATTGGGTAGGATTTCAGTGCCTCCCCACATTGCCATGACGACATCAGCAAAATTACCGAAAATGATACAGTTACGGTTTGCAGTTCCACCAAACGCATTCGGCACCTGATTAGAACGAACAATCGGATACCCATTAATTGCTGGCAGTATGCCACGTCCAGCTGGGTCTAATAGGTTATTCGTCCACAGTGGTAAACGGTCTGCCGCACCTGAACCAGACGCCTTCAACGTTTTCAGGAATCCAATTACCCTAGCATTAGTCAGGTAGTATAGGCTCCCATTCAATGCGTTCAGGATGTCAACCTGAGTCTCCATGTCAATCAATTTGTCGAGGTTAGCAAACGTATTACTGGTTAGCGTAATTGTTTGTGCGCTGGATGCTAGTGTGGTCTGCAAAATGCCGAGCGGTTGTCCATTGCTACCAGAGCCATTGATAACAGCTAGATCAATGCCTAACGCTAATTGTTGTGCAATGTCGTTACGCACCAATTGCTCAATGTCAGGAGATGTTTGTTGCATCGCCAGTCTGGTAATGCGACTCAGTACACCAGCCTGTTTTGGCATCAATGTCATGTTGTCGTAGGTCGTACCAGACTGAGTAACGGCTGCATCCTCAGCTACCCAGTACATGGTACTAGCGGATTTCTGACGTGGGATGGATACGTTACCAGTTAATCCAGTTAATACAGTAGGACCTAGCTGTGTGATGATTGCCGTATTGCGTAGCAGGTCGATGAACGATGCTGGCAATAGGTTTTCTGCAACCAATGCACCACCAGTTGAATAGGATCCAACGGTCTGTGTGGTACGGGTAGAAATTGGGATATTATGCGGAATAAAAAATCCCTGAGTCTCCCGTCCAATTTGTTTGGCTAGTGTATCCGAAACCTCACGTTCTAGACCAGCCTCGTTCCAACTGTTGTTAACACAGGCACGGATGGCACGGACAACAGAGTAATCACGCTGCTCGCGTTTGTTTAGGTCAATTGAACTAGAGTCATTTTGTACAGGACGTTCAACTTGTCCAGATGCCTGCAAAACATCGAGGAATGCAGCGCGCGCCTCCTCTACAGTTTTACCAGAATCAATTAATTGGTCTGCTAATTCAGGACGTGAGAATTTACTACCGAGGGCGGTAATCGTCCTAATCCTAGTGCGTTCGTCAGCAATTGCAGATTCATGCAACTGTAACGATGGTTGGTAATCCATTGGTTCCTCCATATGGGTAGTGATAGATGGCTCATTGTCCACCAGACTCCTGCCAACGCCAACCGTTGGGTCAGCGGGGATTGTTACTAAACTCAGTTCGAGTGGCTCCCATTCAGCAACACGATATTCATCGCTGCGTTTTTTGCTATGGTCACCCATTCGTATGATACGATACCCAACGGATACGTTGCGTATAATACCATTGCGGACGTCTTTTTTAATCTGCTGGGCAAATGCAGACGAACTATAACGTGCCTCTGCATAGCCCCGCCGGTCTTTGACGTACGCCCTCTCCACAACACCAACCAATTGGTTCATGTCATGGTTGAACAGGAGCGGTGCGCCGTCATTGAGTCTGTCTAACCTGACAGCATTATCGCTATGGTCTAGCACCTCATCACCCATAGCACGGTCAACTGGCATTTCGGACGAGAACGAAAATCGAACAACGTTGTCATCCTCGTTGTCCTGACTACCATCCTCCATCCGTCCCAACATTCGTAACATGTCCATTAGTCCTCCTCGTCTGCACTATCCATTTGAGACACGACCTTGTTAGCCCAGGTTTGACCTGGGTCACCTCCCCATAATGCCCATGCAATTCGACCATTGCTAGGGAACCCATCCTCACCTAGACTGAATCCAGTACCCTGTTTGTCTACCTCATGCCGTGCGAAAAATGAACGCATACGGCGTAATGTGTCAGGGCTCAACTCCACCCCATTTTGTATATCCCTAGCACGAGCAACACCAACGGCTGTCCCACCACGACCAAATTCACGTCGCCATTCTAAACCACGTTTCGCCTCCGCTCTAGCACCAGCAGGTGGACGGAAATTAATATGACTATATTTGTCAGGTATTCGTTTATGTAGGATGTGAATGTATGCCGTCTCAATATCATCATCCTCAACGTCCTCAACGTCCTCAACGTCATCTTCTGTGTCATCTTCTGAGTCGTCTTCTGCCTCTGGAGTAGTCTGCTGAGAAATGCTAGGAGCAGCGACCGGCATCGGAACATCTGTGTCAAATTTCAAATATAAATCCTCAGCTAAATCACGTTCAGCCGCTAACTGACCGAACACCTCCTGCAGGTCGCTGCCATTTTCAGCAATGATTTGTGATTTTGTAATAAACCCAGCCTTCAGTGCCTCCTTGTATGCGTCAATTTCTTTAGTTGGGTCGATGTATCCCCATGACCGTGGGATGAACCGACAGGCATGGTAGAATGACGGATCTAGTTCATAACGTGGCAGGTTGACAACGCCAGATAGTACTGCTAGGTCTAGCCAACGGTAGTATACAATTTTGTTGAAATTATCAATTAGCCAACTCTGCAATTGCCGCCATACGTCACGTTCATTTTGCAATGCTAACCTGCTACTGCTGTAATTGCTCTGCGAATAATCATTCATCACTGACTCAGCACTACATCCTAAGCCAGCCGAAAATGCTCGAAGACTCGCACGAATATAGTCCGCATATCCAGCAGACTCACTATTAATTGTTGGTACACTGACCGACTCGCCTGGTTGCAGATATTTGAATACGCCAGGTTCAAACGTGGTCACCCGTTCATCATCATACGTGCCATCACCAATCAACTCACCCTCTGGGCTAGTGATGAATCCCATCAATGATGCAGAAACACGTTTACTAATCAACTCCGCCTGCTCATATCCACTCAGATGGTGGAGACGTTCTACTGATGAACTGAACCAAGTAACGCCACGGGTTTGTCCTGGTCTATCTACCAGATACAGATGGATGATTTCATCAGCAGGTATCCTAGTGTATTTGGATGTTACTACAGTCCTAGAGCTGAATAAATAATCTCCAGGATGACGCATGTCTGCATAAAAATAATAGGCGACTGGGCGACTCCATTTATCGACCTCGACGCCCATCCTGATTTCATTGCCGTTGTCTGCCATGCCATTGTAATCATCTACCAGTAGGTCAGACTCGATCACCTCCAGCGCCAGTGGGATTCTGCTATACCCAAATGGTTGATTCACCATACGGATAATTACCTCCCCACTCTCAGCACACGAACGCATAACGAGTCGTTCAATGTCATGGAAATTCAAACGTCCACCAACATCACACGAATTTTTTTTACACCACTCATGCCATGCTGACTCAATGATGTCATTTATGCGTTGGTCGAGTCGCCCTGCTCCACGAGCCATCCTAACCTGAGACTGAAACTGAATGCCACTGCCAACCGTATTGTTTACAATTATGCGTAGTGCCTGGCGTGCATAATCGCTATCCCTGCATAACTGCCTAGCCCGATTGCGTAGCGTACGCATTGAACCACGGATTTCTGAGTCTGCATTAGTTGAACTCGTCAACCAATTCTGGGTCAGACGGTTTACACCTGCTCCCTGATATGAACGTTGCCGCCGTTTCGGGCTGCTAAACAAATTTGCTAATCGGGAGTACCATGCCATGTCAGAACCTCACAAATAAACTATGTGGGTCACCCTGCCCGTTTGCAATCATCTCCTGTCTGCGCTCCTGTGTTACCTGATACCGTAGTTGGTCACGCAACATAATCAAATCATTTAATGCCATTTTTTTAATGCTACGTCCAGCCACGCTGTACTCCTGCACAGCTTTGTTTGCAATCATGGAACGGATTGCTGCCTCGACATTATCTAGGTCAATCTGCGCCTGTGAACGTAGCTCAACACCTGCATTCTGTGTACTAAAATTCTTGCGTACCTCTAACCTACCCTGACCTAGTGTTACCCTATCGGCTCCCTGTGTTGCGTATGCCTGCCAGTAGTAGGTCGTACCGAGCAATGTTGCTGTTTGTTGTGCCGTTGCTGATACCTCCCAACCAGTTAGGTATGGGGTACCAGTGAGCGTGAGATTCTGCGCCCCTCTAATCGCATAGGTCAGCGTATGGGTGCCAGACGTGATCTGATTACCTAGGTTATCGGTAGCAGAATCATCACGCCATGTTAGGCTGTCACCAGCCACAATAACTGCGGGAATGTTCATTTCATTACCAGTTATTGACAAATGAATTGTTGGGTTGTTGCGGTCTGCGAGTACGTCTCGCTGGCGTTGCCACTGTATCAATAGATACGATTTTGGCACTGTCAGTTATCGTACCACATGTTTTTGCAAATTGTGTAAATATGGTTGATTTATTATATCGCTGATATAACAGGTTGAATGCAGCATACGCATAAACCAAACAGTCGAGCGCCTCGTTTCGGATACTCGGTGATTTAGTCCATTCGTAAACCGGAAATCCCTTGACATAACGTATTGTTTTTTTCTCCGATGTTAGCTGTTGATAAAATTCGGGAGTCAGTTTAGTATTGAAATGAATGTATCCTGCTCCTGGTGTGTTATGAGTCAACCTACCGTACAGAGTGGATTTGATTGTGTCAGTACCGACAGGATATACAACGCCGCCACGTTTCAAAACCTGTCCACGGATATTAACGTCGCATTTGCTGGGCTTGCCTATTGGCGGGCGGTTTCGTACGCTCAAGCCCTTGACTGCAATAACATTCTGCAATTTACGCTCTCTCGCATACTGATACGCCTCGTGTGTGAAATGTCCACCGCTATCGATGGCAATTACATCTGGACTGCGTTTGTGTCCATTATGCCAGGTCAATGGTGTTAGTACGGTATCATCTAACTGTTTCCACAGCAATGGTGAACTAGGGTCGCCGTATATCTCCATGTGGTTCAGTATCCATGCCTGCTCGCCGTCACCCCATGCCACAAATAGGATTGCCAATCGGTTATCCTGTACATCAACGCCAACCGTAACAATCACAGCGCCTTCAGGGACAATGTCTGGCTCATAAAATTCAGCACGTTCCGCTAGTCCAGTTGCACCTAATTTGGCAGCATAGTCCTCCTCGAACGTT